CTGCATATTGTGCAATATTATGAGGAGCATGATTAATATTTTGGGCGGCCTCTAGTAATCCAGCAAGAGTTTGCTTTGCTCGTTCAATTGGGTGGCGCATAAAGTTCATGGGATTTAAAAAGCCAGGAACTTCTGTTTTAGCTTTCTGCCAATATTCAGGAATATTCTGTAAAAAACTATTAGCTCCATGAGCTACATCTTGTGCTATACGGACAGGAGCTTGTTTTAATGCCTCTCCAAACGTTTCTTGTGGCTCATCTAATACCCAATCAGACTGGGGGCTCGGAGCGCTATTTACTGGCTCTGACTCATCTAATACCCAATCAGACATTTGGAACTCCTAGTTTTCTTGCTTCTGATACAGGCATAGTCTTTTTTTCTCCTGTTTTATTATTTATTACTTTCACAGGGTAATCTAATTGTTTCTCAGCTTGTTTTCTTATGGCGTCCCCGTCAATCATTTGGTTTGCCATCTCCAAAGCTTCTCCCTTATTTAAATGCTTCTGTTCGATTAGCTTTGAGGCAATTATGGAGCGCAGCAACGTCATTTCATTAAAGGCTTTAATTGCTGGCCATTTACCCATCAGGACTCCATTTGTGTCACTATCAGCAAGTTTCATACTTTCAGCTAAAGGAATTTCGCTAGCTAAAATACTGCCTCCAAATCCCTTTACAGTGTTAGCCACAATATCTCGTGCCGCCTGCTGCCATTGGCCTATAAGTTTTTGTTCTTCTTTATTTCCAAAATTTGCTTTGGCATTCAATTGCAATTTTTGGAATCCTGGTAAATTTCTAATATTTTGGAATTTTGGATTGGCAATAAGTTTTCCTATATTATCAAGAGGAGTTTTTATGTTTAAAGCTTTTTGATACTCGTTGTCTAATTCATCTTGGCTTTTCGCTCTAATTTTTCCCGACTCTGCACCTTGCGCTTTTATTCCTTGGAAGTCTGCCGCGCTTTCAGCAATGGTTTTATCAGCAAGCTTATTTATTCCTTCATTGAATCTTTTAATATACTCGCTAGGCGTAGTTCCATAAGAGTCATGAACATTTCCAGCTTTAGCAAGTGGCTTACCTGTAAACCATATAGATGCCACATCCTGGGGGCTATAACCAGCTTTTAAAAGCTTATTCTGCATATAGGCCGCGGTTTTGTCTTGGGCCTCTGGAGACGCAAGGAACTCATTCGGGGTCATGCTGTACCCTAGAGCCTCTTTTGTCCATGAGGGGACATTTTCTCCTAATATCTGATATTTCCCTAAGGCATGATCTCCTTTTCCTGTGTCTCTTCCAATTAAGGAATAAGGATGTTGGGATCCACCACTTTCTACATGAGCAATACCTTGCATAGTACTATTTAATTGAGGACTAACCCCTTGACTGCCTCCAATAAAATTTTTAAATCTATCAGCTAACCATCCTGAAAGAGAATTCCCTATAGATTGTCCAAGCCCTCCACCACCTTGGGGCATCTGATTTAAGGTATTTAAACCCCCAACTCCTCCCTGACCCATGCCAGCACCTAATACTTTTGCTAAGGCAGCTTTGGCATTAGCATCACCCATCCCAGCTAAAAGATTTTCATTACCTAATACTTTAGCTACAAATTGCGGACCCATCATATTAGCATAAGCAATTTTTGACGCAGCATCAGCTTGTGTGGTGAGAGGAAGATATTGCTTTTTAATCTCATTCATTTGGCGCAAAATATTTGCATCAGCTAATGAATTAATAGCATTCGCAGTAGTAACCCCAGGTCCACCGGGGCCTACATCTGCAACAACTTTTGGTAATGGGATTTGCATCATACTTTACCCTTAAAGAAAGCTTTTAAGTATCCCTAAGCCCCCAAATAAACTACTTAAAAAATCCTGATTCTTTCCAGCTTCTTGACCATAGGCAAGTGCGGCCATATTTTGACCCATTTGATTATACAAATTAGACAACATATTAGCTGAATTTTGGCCTCCACTCATAAGGTTTTGCTGACCTTGGCCATATTGAGTATTAATGCCTAATACATTTTGTAGCCATTGGTTCATATCTTGAGAAGCAATATTTCCTGCATTTTGTTGTAGTTCTTGCATCAATGGGGTGCTCCCTAAAAGCCCACTAGCTGATGCTGCATTTTGGCCAGCAAGTTGTGATTGTTGTTGTAAATATTGCGAATATGGAGAGGCTTGATACTGACCCATAAGATTATTAATAAAATCGCTAGGATTTTGCTGGCCTTGCAACCATTGCTGATAAGCAGGAATAGCTTGTTGCCCAGCGTTTAAATAAGGCTGTTGTGTGCCAGCGGCCTGGTTTCCATATTGCTGGTACTGCTGCATGGCTTTATCATATGGAGCGCTTGAATTACCAAATATCCCTCCCAAGAGTGCGTCTAATCCACTGCCAAACATTGAGGAGCTAAAAGCCATAGTCACATTCCTTGTGATTTATTTATTATATATTATACTTTTATACAATTACCGTCCATTGCCCAACACCTGCTACTACTTGCCATATTTGTAACTCTGCCGTTCTTGGCAATGTGGGCGTATTAGCATCACTTACATAAATTAACTGGCCTTCTTGCGGGGTTTGTATATCATTTCTTTGTGCTAATGTAAGGCGCGGTATAAATATTCCCGATGCCGACAAATATTCACGCAATGACTCAATAAATGTGGCCATAAAATCAGACCAAATGTTACTTAGGTATACGCCATCTTTAACTAGCACATCATATGTTGGGAAAAAATCTAAATCTCTTGCCATAATTTACTCTGGTAAGGTTTCAAACGCCCAGGCCGCCCCTAATATTATAAATGGATAATCATTAAAAAATTGAATTCTAGGAATAAATCCTTGGCCTCTAGGGGTAGTTCCTAGTTTTCGCCATACAGTCCTGAAAGTTCTTTCTCCAATCTTGCCCATGGGCGCTCGAATTTCATTACCGTAAGTTTGGCCACCATTTCTTGATATAGATAAAAATACCACAGGGGTACCACCTACTGTACTAATTTGTTGGTCTAAGATTATATCTTCCCCAGATTCAGTTAAAAGTATTTCGCCATCTTCCGCTAATAATTCAACATCCACCAACTCATCAATGGCTAATTGCCCTTGGAGCAAATCAATTTGAAATCTATCAATTCTTAAGCGATTGTACCCATCAGGTGTCATTTGGCGTCCAATTCTCATGCGCCTAATAGCTTCACCGTCATTTGTCGATGATTGACTATCTACTATATAAAAGATAGCCCGATCATAAGAACCATAATAGTTTACACCATCAAAATAAGCGTGAGTTTGCGCAGGATGCCTATCTCCATTTAAAACTTCTTCTTCATGCCATTTAGGAGAATCTGGCATGCTCATAGTTACATTTAATACAAAGGTATGATTAGCAAGAGTGAAGTTAAGACGATAAAATATGAGTCCATTTTCTTTAATAAGGATGCCTCGGGCATCAGCAACACCCGTGTTAGGGTCGGCAGCATATTGGGCAAGCTGATAGTCAAGGGCTCTATTGCTAACGAGTATAGATTGACTGCCTTTAACTTCCATAATCCCCGCGAGTCCATCCTTGTCTTGGGCTAAAAAAAACATCATATCAAATCCAACGCTAACACTGCCTACAGCTGGTGTTCCAACTTCCATCAGTAAAGAATTATTACGCCTGAAAGGTAGATTAGTGCCATAGCCTGCATTTTCCCAGACCTCAGTGAAGTTTTGAGAAAATAAAAATATTCGTCGATGTAGGGTTCTACATGCAACAATTGTGCCTGGATGAGATGTAATACTACCAAGCTGTAATTGGCCTGATACTAAAATGGTATTAGTTGGAGCGCCGGCTACAGTTATATCAATGGCGGTTCCTGCTATAGCGTTTGAATAGGTGGTTGCAAGCTTAATAGTACCAGGATTAGAAGTGGATGAACCAACCCTAATAACATAATAAGTAGTTCCTGCAACCAAAGGGGTAGGAAGTGCACCTGTCGTAGAGACTGTAACGGGTACACCCGTTGCAAAATTAGCATTACTAATACTTAATGTAAGAATGTCTGTACCGGTATTTGCAGTAAATGTTGCACGAGCGCCACTCCAGACCATTCCTTGGTTTAGAGACGATAGTTGAAATGTATTAGTATTACCGTTGGCAACTAAGAAGAATTCATCCAAGTAACAAACATCGATGGGAGTAGCTGGAAAACCTGTATCAGTGATTTGCACAAATGTGTTGGCATTAATATCCCATATCCACCCTTCTTCACCGTCAACAAAGATAACCTGGTAGGTATTAGCGTCTATTCCCACATAGCCCGCACTTGTCGTAAGAGTGCCAATTAATGAAGTAGAAAGAAAATTAGTTGAGCCTGTAGTTCTAAATACGGATGCCCCATATACTTGATATATGGCATTATCAAAAACAAATGTAGCTCTTGCACCACCTGTCTCAGCTCCGAAGTTAAGGTTAGCATCTTCTAAACCCGCAGTTGGTAAAAGTGTTTTGGGGCGCTTTCCTTGAGCATCTATATATTCAAACATATTAACAGTACGCTCAGCGCTAATGGTACTAACGCGCTGATTATCATAGCTGCCTACTAAATCATAATCTTGCGCCTTAGTCATAATTAATAGGCCAGTATATTTTGCCAGTAGAAGGGCTCTGGACGACTTAATATAGCCGATGGTCTAATTGTTACGTCAGTCTCATTAGCACTCTTTACACTGCTATAAATGTCTTGATACTTTTTTTCTGCCATATCCGTCCAATTACCTGAAGGATAATAAGACAGAAATTCTCGTGCTACAGCGTATTTCATAAATCCGTAATAAAATGGCGGAAGTTCGGTTAATTCCTCATTTGCTGCCAATTCATTAATCATTACCTTCACCCCAAGCAAACATGGGTAAGGTTGGTCAGGAGCAGGATATAATGTTACGAAGCTTTCAGTTGCTTGTTTATCTAAAAATATAAATCCAGGACGTGTATTTAATGGTAATAATCGTGTTACCCCATAATATTGTGCTTTATTAATAATTTGTAAGGGATAAATGATGCCTTGAGCAGCACTTGGTACAGTATAATTTGCAAAGGATAAGTCTACTACCCTATTTGAAACTACATCTGCGGGTACCATATCAGAAATACTATAGGTGGCTTGATTGGCTACCATTGTAAAACTTAATTCCTTTAAGAACGGTATATAAATGCTATCTGTAGCGAAAGTGTCAATAAGTTCATTAATAATCTCAAGACCTGACGAGAGCATAAATGCGTCAGGGGTTTCTCCCACTCCTAGCTCACCAATCAAATATAGAGAGTTAATTATTAACTCATTGGTCGTTCTTGTAACCTGAGGCATTCGTTATCCTTAACATTTAATATGTCCAGGGGAATTAGCTTCATTCCCCACCGACTTATTTTAAAGGATAGGCATCATCCATATTGCGGCAAAGTTTACGAGCAGACTCTTTAGCATTTTCTCCATCATTACTCATGAATGCATTAAAATGCTTCATTTCAGCTGGAGCCCCAGGACGATTTCCCATATATTTTCTTAATTTGGCTTCTTCAGCCTTTACAAATGCATTGTTTGACTGAACCATCTTGTCATCTTTCATTAGACTTCCCCTTTTGCTTATCTTTTGGGCGTATTTCTTTTTTATTTTCGGGATTGCATTCTTTTTCTATTTTTAACCGCTGTTCTTCTGCTTCAGCTGGACTGCCAAACCAACAGCCTGAGTCTATTAGTCGGGCAGCTTCATCATCTTCAACTACTAACATTGAATAGATGGGATGATATATGCAAGTTAGCATTACCTATTCCTTATGATAGCACTGTCACTGCATATTGTGGATGCCATTTAAAGCCATTTAACAAGTCGATACGCATATAGTTTTGATAGCCCAGAATATCGCCTGTTTGTGTTACAGCAAGGGACAAACCGGTTTCAGGGTCTACCGCTACCGAAGCATAAGGAACTTGTAGCTTATAAAGTGGCGGGCAGACAATATCTAATCCACGAGATGGGTAAGCCACGTTTACATTATGGCTGCCCACCATGGTAACCGGAGCATCATTAGGAACTGCATTACTTACGTTACGGTTAGGATTTTGAGTATCCGAGATAATACTGGGGCTAACCAGTACGGTTAGGTCACCTGTACCATTAGAGCTTGCATTAGCAGTCACTACCCATTGCATATCTTGACCAGTAGAAGCACGCCCTACAGGATTAACAGACTCAACACCCGCAATAGATATTAAATCACCTACTACAAAGTAATCGGTAATGTTAATAGTAGCGCCATTCATCAAGATGGTATTACCAGAAGCAACCGCGCCATTAACAAGTAATGGGTCAGAGCTATATAATCTAGGGCCGGCCCCTGCAATATGATGTTTAATATTCTGAGATTGGAAGATATCAAAATATGATAAGTGTCCAATAGCAGAGGAGCGTACAATAT